AAAAGAGATGTACATTTTAATACATCGTCTAACAAAAAACGAATGGTTACAATACCATTTGGCGAAGACCCGCTATATATAGTATCTTCTTATCTTCAATCAGATGAAGGCGTGGAAGCATTAAAACTGCTAGAAAAACGTTTAGAAAAATAATAAATTAGAAAGGGGTTAAAAAAATTAACCTCTTTTTTTTTTGCTTATCTTTGTAGAAAAGAATACAGATGATACAACAAGTTTATGACGCTGTTCTTGCTATATTAAACAAAAATAATTACGGATATTTATCTCCGGCTGATTTTAATTTATATGCTAAACAAGCTCAGTTAGATTTATTTGAAGATATTTTTTATCAATTCAATTATCAGATTAACAAAGAAAATGTAAGGCAGTCAGGAACAGGTTATGCAGATATAAAAAAAGGTTTAGTAGAAGTAATAGATATGTTTTCAGTTACTGCTGCTTTAACAACAGGTCCTAACAATACATATCAAATGCCATCGGTTGTCACAACAGGTTCTGATTTTTATTTTATAAATAAAATATTATGTTTCAAAGCTGATGGTGTTACTTATACGGGCGAAGCTGAAAGAGTAAGTCAAGGTAAAATTACCTTATTAAACAATTCTTTATATACAGCACCTACAGAAACATATCCTGCTTACACTACACAAGGAAGCATTTTAACTGTTTTCCCTGTTACAATAACAGCACAAGGTCAAGTTCAGGCACAATACATTAGATATCCTGAAACACCTATGTGGACATATGTATCATTGGGTGCGGCACAGCAACCTCAATTTAGTATTACGCCAAGTTATCAAGACTTTGAATTACCTTTAGATTATTTTCAAGACTTGGTTAATAAGATTTTACAATTTGCAGGAATGGAAATAAGAGAAACTGAAGTTGTACAGTTTGCATTAGGGCAAGACCAAATAGAAACTCAAGACGAACAATAATGGCTTATATAAATCAATATCAATATTATACAAACAATAACACTAATCCTCAAGATGAGAATTGGGGTTCATATCAATATATTAGTTTAGAAGATATAATTACTAATTTTTTGTTAATGTATAATGGTAATCATTCTTTGGTAAATAATGAGGAGAGATACAAAATATTGTTTCATGCAAAAAGAGCAATACAAGAATTAAACTACGATGCATTTAAAGAAGTCAAAGTATTAGAGCTACAGATTAGTGATACATTACGATATGTACTACCATCTGATTATGTTAATTGGGTTCGTATATCTTTATCTTACAACGGATTACTAAGACCATTAGTAGAAAATGTACAAATAAATAGTGCTAGTGCTTATCTACAAGATAACGCAGGTAATATATTGTTTGACCAAAATGGAAATATTTTAAAACCTGAAAATTCAGAGTTTACAAAAGAAAGATTACAAAACAAACAAAGAACACAGTATTTAAATCAAAATGCTCCTTACAATGGTTATTGGGGATGGGAAGTAGATGGTGCATGGTTTTTCGACATGGCTATAGGAACATCTTGGGGATTAAACACAGAAACAGCTAACGCTAATCCTACTTTTCGTATTGATAAAAAAGCAGGTGTAATAAATTTTAGTTCAGCTATGAATGATAAATTAGCTATATTAGAATATATATCTGATGGTATGGAAAATGGTGACGACTCAAAAGTTTCTGTCAATAAATTATTTGAAGATTACATGTATGCTTATATAGAATATGCTATATTGAATAGCAAGCTTGGTGTTCAAGAGTATGTAGTTAAAAGAGCTTTAAAAAGAAAATCATCACTATTAAGAAATGCCAAGATTAGAGTAAGTAATATTCATCCGGGTCGTCTTATCCAAAACATGAGAGGTCAAGATAAATGGATAAAATAATATGGCAAATATACAAAAGAATTTTATACAGGGTAAAATGAATAAAAGCGTTGATGAACGCTTAATTCCTAATGGTCAATATATAGATGCTTTAAATGTTAGATTAGGTTCTACGGAAGCGTCAGAAATTGGTTCAGTAGAAAACTCAAAAGGTAATACAAAAGTTACAACACTTTCTTTTAATGGAACTGATTTAAGTACAAATGCAAGATGTATTGGTGCTTATGAAGATGGTTCTAATGAAACCATTTACTTTTTTGTACATGACCCTTCTTATACTGTAGGAACTACAGGTAAAATTGATATGATTGTTTCGTTTGATGAACAGAATGACATAACTACTTATCATGTAGTTACAATGAAAGAAGGAACAAGCGGTACTAATACTACTTTAAATTTTGACCCAAAGTTTTTAATACACTCTATAAATAAAGTTGAAGATTTATTGTTTTTTACTGACAATATCAATCCTCCTCGTTTTATAAATGTTAAAAGAAATTATCAAGAACCTTTTAATAATATAGATGTAACTACAGCTGAATCTCTATTGGTTATTAAAAAACCTCCCACTACAAGTCCTTCATTCAGTTTATTTAACTCACCTCAAGAAAATAATTATTTAGAAGACAAGCTTATTTGTTTTGCGTATCGATATGAATATCAAGATGATGATTATTCCGCTACTTCACAATGGTCAAAGCCTGCGTTTTTACCTAAACCCTTTTCTATAGGTATTGATGATAAGTTAAATAATGGTATGGAGAATGCTAGAAATGGTGTTTCCGTAACTTACAATACAGGAAGTGCTTTAGTAAAGTCTATTGAGGTTTTGTTTAAAGAGTCAAATAAAAATACTATAAACGTAATAGATAAATTTGATAAAGCAGAAAATGGTTTTGTAGACAATCTAGATGTAACTTTTGAATTTGATAGTAATCAAATTTTTACAATATTAAACTCAGACCAACTTGGAAGATTATATGATGCTGTACCCTTAAAGGCAAAAACACAAACTTTAATGGGTAACAGATTAATTTATGGTAATTATATTGAAGGATATAATTTAACATCTTCTAATGGAGAGCCTATTAATTTAGATTATACAACAACACTTGTAAGTAAACCCATAGGATTAAACGATGTGCCTACAGCGTTAAGTGACGGAACATACACAATAGACACTACAGCAGGAACTCAAACAATTACTAATTCAATTATCACATTGGATTTAAGTGATTTTGATTTAGTAACAGGTGCTCAAATATCTTTTGATATAAGACTTGTGCATTTTTCATTTACAGGAACTCCTGCTCCAAGTCAAACAGTAGAACAATTAGATTTATCATTTACATATACATTACCAACAAATTATAATTCGGTTACTTCTTTAGTAAACTCTACAGAATTTCAAGCTACTGTAGGTCCGGGTCAGCCAATTGCAACTGCATGTTCTGCAGGAACAACTTGGACGGATGAATATAATTGTTTGATGCCAAATGTTTTAGGTTCTCTTTTTGCATATACTTCAGGAATAGGTCCTGTTACTTATCCGGCAGTTGGTTCAATAACAGCTACGGTTTCAGGAGACTCTATTATTGTGCAGATTCCTGCAATGCAATGGGTAAATAATGTAACCACACCTACTCAAACAATAACAGAATATTTTAGTATTCAAACTAGTCAAGCAACTTTTCAAAAAATAAGTGATACAGAAAGCTTACATAGTAATAGAGACTATGCAGTTGGTATTGTTTATATGGATGATTTTGGTCGTTCATCTACAGCTTTATTAGCTCCTAACTCTTCAGTTCATGTACCATGTTCCGTTTCAGATTTTAAAAACAATATTGACATAGAAATACCTACAAATATGTTACCGCCTTTTTGGGCAAAAAGATATAAGTTTGTTTTAAAACCATCAGAAACTACATACGAAACTATATATAGTAATTTATTTATAAATGACCCAAATGCAGCAGGTTATTGGTTTTTGTTAGAGGGAGAGAATGTAGAAAAAATTTCTGAAGGACAAAGGCTGAAAGTTAAAGCTGATACATCAGGTACGGTAAGTAACTGTGCTGTTGCTACAGTTTTAGAAAAAGTTTCTCAGCAATCAGGATTTATAAAGTTTGATTCTTCTTTTTCTTCAAATCAAATAGATGCACCGGCAGGAACATACATGCGTATAGTTCCTAATGACTTTAATGTAATTTTAGATGAAGGAGCTGTTCAGTTTAAAGAAAATGAAAAGTGTACAGATAATTCAGGAAATTCTCCTATGGCTGCATGTTTAGTTAATCGAGGTGATACCTCATCGGGTCAGCCTTCCGGATATTTATATAGTGACTATACTATTCCTGAAGGTAGTCGTATAAAATTATATTTTAGATTTAGACGTTTAGGAACAGGTGATGGTAACAATGCATGTGAAAGAAGAATTTATGAATTAGATTTAGATTTGGTTTCTTCAGCTAACTATACTAATTTTCAAGAATGGTTTGATGGTGACAATATTGGGTTAAGACTTGATGATGGATTATGGACAGGTGGAAGCACATCAGCCGGAAACCCTCCATCAAATACTTTATTATCTAATCGTACATTTGCTTTTGATAACAGACCTACAGAAGTTGAAGCAGGTATGACTGCAAATAGTGTAACCGATAATAAATATAGATTTGTAAGAAGTACTACAGATAATGGATTATGGTTATGTGCTACAGGTACAGAAAGCTGTTCAGGTATTGGACAAGGTAGTAGAAGGCGTTCATGTTCTAAAATTGAAGTAACTGTTTTTAGAAGTGAAGACACTATAGTTTTTGAAAGTGAACCACAAGAAGCTTTGCCGGATGTGTTTTATGAAGGAGACCAAAGCTATCCTATTATTTCAACTACAGGATTACATGGCGGTGGAACAGCTGCACAAATTCTTGCAGGAAATAGAACACAAACTACAGTAACTGCAGGTAAAATACAAACAACATTATTTAATTGTTATTCATTTGGAAACGGTGTAGAAAGTTTTAAAATATTAGATTCTATTGGTGGTCAAGAATTACAAGTTGGTAATAGAGTTACAACAACAGCTAATCAAGAATATAGAGAAGCTCATAGATTTGCAGATTTAACATATAGTGGTAGGTATAGTGATTTTTCAAATATTAATAGACTAAATGAATTTAATTTTAGTGTAGCAAATTATAAAATATTAGAAGATTCGTTTGGTCCTGTAGTTAAATTGTTTGGTAGAGAGACAGATGTTTTGGTGTTACAAGAAGATAAAATTTCTTATGTATTAGCAGGTAAAAATTTATTATCAGATTCTACAGGAGGAGGTGCGGTAGCGTCAGTTCCTGAAGTATTAGGTACACAAATAGCAAGAAAAGAAGTTTATGGTATCAGTAACAACCCTGAAAGTTTTGTTTGTTATGGTTCTGACAAGTATTTTACAGATTCTAAAAGAGGTGCTGTGTTACAATTGCGTGGTACAAATATGCAAAATGAACAGTTAGCTGTTGTTTCAGAAATGGGGATGCGTGGATTTTTTAGAGATTTATTTATTAATTCTTTTAATACACAAAAACTTGGAGGTTACGACCCATACATGAATGAATATGTTTTATCGAACAATTGTATTTTATTACCCGCAGAAGCACAAGAAGAAAACTGTGGTATATCTATAAATTATGGACTTCTATCTCCATCAACACCGCAATCATTTATTGTAAGATTAGGACAACCAACGGGTCAAGTAGTAATAACGTATACTGCACCTATTCTTGATATGAATACTACTTTTAAAATTACAGTAGATTATGATGGAACTGAGGTTGTAAACACAGGTGATATAACAGGAGGTGGCACATCAACTTTTGATAAAAACAATTTACTTGTTAATACAGCTACAGTTAATGTTACAGTTTCAGGTGGTAACGCACAAAGTTTAGGATTATCTGTTAGCTGTCCACAAGCAGACCAAATTACAGTTAAAACTATTGTTGTTACAAGTGATTCAAGTTCAGGTTCTTTAATACATACTTATTATAATTATACTGATGCAGCTTTTCAATCAATGATGATAAGTCAATTTGTTCAGTTCGCAAGTGGTACAAGTCCGTTAGTTTCTAGTTTTGTAGAGGTAACAGGAGGTCAGGGTACTAATGGAGTACCAACTGACAGCTCGACAGTACAGCTAGGTACAGTATTTAAACCTTCAGATGATTATGTGTTTGATACAACATCAGATAGGTTTGGATATTTAAGAAGTGCAACAAATTATAATAACAATTCAACAGATATAACGAATCTATTAACAGCTATTGACGGTGCGTCAAATTGGTTAACAACAAATACCACACTAGCTCCGGTTAAATATTTTGGTGAGTTTACAATGCCAAACAATGATTTAGATTTTTTATATTTGGTATATGATTTAAGGTCAACCTTTAGATTACAAATGTGTTATTCACCTACAGGTGAGCAAGACGCTTGTTGTGGGTGTTCGTAAAATAAAATAAAATGGGAATAACGGTAAATTATTATTTAGATACAAACGATTTTCAAACAGCCACAGCTGTTTATACAGACAATGCTTTGTCCGTATTAGCACCTGATGGATGGTACTCTTATAATAATAGATGGAGAAGACAAACAGGCGGTACTTTAGGTGCTGTTGGTGTATGTCCATCTTGTAATCAAGCGTGTTCATCACTACCTTTTTTAACTGCCTTTTCATATTATATGGGAAGTACAACAGAAGGTCCGGGTGTTTATAATTTAACAATTGATACAGGTAACGCAGCGGGAATTAGTAGAATGTTTCTTGGTCAAAACGGTAATGATTGTTATGGAATTCAAATAGTACATAACTCAACAGTAGTAAACGATTGGATTACAGGAGAAGGATATCAATCACCGGGTAATAATAATGCCATATGGATGGGAGATACTTCAATAGCTGCAGGTACTTCAGTAACCAATCAACCATCGTTTACATGGAATGGCACATCGTGGGTACAATCCCCAACTAATGTTGGTTATACAGTTAATAGTACTACAAATTTTACAACAACACAAGACCCTTTTAATTTAGCTGTATTTTCAAAAACTACAGCGGTTAGTACGACTGTACAAATTACTGTTTTAATTCCTCCTTCAACAGTTTCAGGTGTTAATACAAACATTTTATTTTCTCCGGTATGTTCTGCATTATTAGTTGCAACACCTTATAACGCAACATCTTTTGCAAATCCTGTAGATGCATGTAATGCCACAGGAACAACTGATGACCTTTACATTGCTTCAGGAACTACTTCAATAAATAATTCACTTGTGAAGTATTCTTATGCATTTACAAACACATTTGGAACTTCAGCTGTAGGAGCGGGATATTATAAAACAAGTACGGGATATATGCAGGTTGATAGTAACGGAGTAGTAATCGATGTAGGCACATGTCCTCCTTAAAATTTAAAATATGAGTTGTACAAACATGACAGTAAGTTATAGCGATGGTGTAAAAGGATTTCCTTCTTTTTATTCTTATCATCCTAATTATATGATAGGTATGAATAATTACTTCTATTCATTTGATAAGGGTAATCTTTACCGTCATAACAGCAACGAAAGAAGAAATAGTTATTATGGAGTAGATTACAATTCAACCATTACAAGTGTATTTAATGAATCTCCTTTAGAAAATAAATTATTTAAAACAATTAATTTAGAATCTGATTCTTCGTGGAGTGTAGATTTTACAAGCGATATACAAACTACAGGATATATAAACAGCACATCATTTGTTAAAAAAGAAGGTGCGTGGTTTGCGTATTTAAGAACTGAAGGTTCGGTTGCAGGAATAGGAACACCTATTGACAGCCAACAATATCCTTTACGCTCTATTATGGGTATAATGAATAGTGCAGCTAGAGGTGGTACTGTAGCTAATCCTATTGTACAATTTGATATTGGTGCAAACTCTAGTTTAGCTTCATATATAAATCCACAAATAAATGTAAATGATTTTCTTTATTGGAGTGATTTAACAGGAACTAACGAATTAACTTACGCAGGCAAGATACAGTCTATAACTTACTCAGCTATTAATGGTATTGTAAGTATTTTAATTGATGCTGCGGGAGCTGTAGTTATACCTGCGGGAACATTATATTTTGCAGCTGTAAAAGACCAAGTTGCAGAATCATATGGTATACTAGGTCATTATGGTAGATTTACTTTAACTAATGGAGATATTACAGCTACAGAGTTATTTGCTGTAGAGTCAGATGTTATGAAAAGTTATCCTTAAAATTAGTATCTTTGTGCTAAATGAAATTTAATGTAAGGGTACTTAGTGAAAGTGACTATGAAAATATCCTAGTAGGATGGTGGAAAGATTGGGAATGGACTCCTCCTGTTAAAGATTTTTTACCTTTGGATGGGGTAGGTGGTTTAATTGTTGAGTGGGATGGAACTCCTGTTTGTGCAGGTTTTATTTATAATACAAACAGTAAAGTTGCGTGGATTGATTGGATAGTATCTAATAAAAATTTTAGAGAAAAACCTCACAGAAAAGACGGACTTAATTTGTTAATACAAACATTAACAGATGTAGCTCGAAAAACAAAATATAAATATGTATATGCTCACAATAATAATATTAATTTAATAAACACATTTTTAGCTAACGGATATTTAAAGGGGAGTAAAAGTACAGAATTAATAAAAA